TAAAACCTTAAATTTAGAGCATTCTTTCTTCTAGAAATGTGGCTATGACATTTCTTCTATAGTTCTCAATTGACATAGATTTTAAATCAATATTTCTCGATTTTAGAATAGAAGTGAATGATGGATCTGTTTTGAGATTTCTGCTTAAAATATTATGTATATCTTCATTGCCAAAAGATGAAAGTGGCTCAATATTAGTAAATACATCTAATTTTAATTGCTCTAGTTCACTAACCTGAGCTTTTGTTAATTGTCTTAGGTTGCTTTTTGTACTTAAATTTAAGTACGCTTCGTTGATAACGGAGGAAATTTTATCCCAAGATGATTCACACCAATTCAAGCATTCTGCTAATCCGGGTGTTGATTTAGGCTTTTCAGTTCGCTTCTTTCTTGGTTTTTCATCTGTTTTAAATAGCGGTCTACCGCCATCATCTGCTGGATTATTATTTTCTACAACTTTGCTGCTTGGAGCAACTTCTTGTTCTGGAGCTGGAGGTGGGTGGAAAGGTCCAACCTTTGGTGGAGAAGATGAATCTCTTTTACCAAGCTCTCTCTTTAATCTAATACTTTCAATTTGCGGTATTTCTTTGAATCTTTCAAGAAGCGTTTCATGGCTAATTATATCTCTATCGGCAAGCTGAATAAGAAGATTTTTAGTAGCTGCTTCATCTGATAATGTCATCTGGTCGAACTGTATGTGCGCCCTGTATCTAAATCCCATAGCTTGTCTAACAAGCTCCAGTTCTTTTTCCCAAAATCGAACTAATTGATCTCTTCCGTATTGTAATCTTTCAAGCAAAGTTTTAAGGGAGATGAAATTATTGGTAAAACCGCCGCCATTTGTAGCCATCCCAGTTAAGGTTGGTGGGACGCCAAGGCCAGCATATATACTATTTAAAACTGACGTATATTTCTCTGATCCCAAGAATTTATGTACATCTGTGCTTGATTCTTGGAATGATAATTCTGGACCCCAAACAAGCTCCATAGTTCCACCGCCAACATTGCTAGATAAAATATCTCTAAGTTTATTAATAGCGGCTTTAGTTGGTAGGATCTTATGTTCAAGATCACCAAGCGTCCATAGTCTAATATTAGAAATAGCGCCATCAAGTGCTGATAGATCTGCTAGTCTCATCTTCTCAAGCATGATAATATCGTCAAGTATGGCATATATCATTGGGTTAGCCCATTGACGCCAATCATCTTTCTTGTAATAAAAAACGCTTAATCTTTCAGGATCAAGAGGAATATCTTTTTCTCCACGTATAAGGCTTTGTTTGATTACTGGCGGTAAAGTCTCTAATACATGGTTAGGAATATCTCCTGCCTTGAATTTGTCAAAGAAAGAGTTTGTTGTTATAGTGTAATTCTGTAGTCCCATAAATAAAGATAAATTGCCATCCTTATTTTTTACAGTAAGAGGATTGAAGAAATTATATCTCCAAGGTATTTCATCTTTTACTGCGCTAGGGATTTCTACTTTGATATCTTGAGAAAGCGCCTTCATGTAATTGTTTAGCTGGGGAGTAACCTTTGCGTAACTACGATAAATAATAACATTTCCACACTTGTATAGATTATTTAAGAATCTTTCAGATCTTTCTTTTCCATTAATGCTTTTGAACCATTGCTGATAAAATTTTTCAACAGATTTATCTCTGTGAACAATCTGAATGCCCTGACTTCCAAAATCACCCATTAAATCAATAATATTTCGTATAATACCGACTTTATCATATGCGTCCATGCACATTTTAATAATGCGCCTTTGTTGTTGAGGTACTGCCTCTTCTGGTCTGAACGCATAGTAGTCGCTAGCAAGAAATCCCGGCTTAACGGATCTATTTGGCTCAATGTCGATGAAGTGACGATAGTGACTGCCTTGACTTTTAGATAAACCAGTGTAAGAATCTACGCTTTCAGAAAAGCTTGCCATAGCTTTTTCTTTACTGGAAAAATCATTTTCCGACCAAGTTATCATATCATCTTTACTCATTGAAAGCTCCCATTTGTATTGTTATCTGAATGTAGTTCAATTGCATATTAATTAATACACATCTTTCATAGATTCAGAGAACCAGCTAGGTCCAGTATATAAATTTTCGTTTTTCTTTGGCTTATGTCCACCAGTGGCAAAGCCTCCATAAAAATTATATTCTGCTTGAGTAGGAGTTCTTTGCAATACTCTTGCGGCCATATTAGCCATCAATAATGCAGAATATCTATCTTTTCTCAATTTGCTTTTCTTTCCTGTTTTAACAACGACTTCTGGAGTATCCCACCTATCTCTACCGGCAGAGGTTTGGGTCATTTGTATCATAGATAATTCGTCTTTTAGTTCTTCTATATCCATAATACATTCTTCTAAAGTATCATACATTCTATTCTTAAAGGAATCTTCGTGTTCTGAGAAGGCTAAACTTAGTGTGTCAAAATGTGGGAATAATAGAGCTTTATCTTCAAAGTCTTTTCTCATTCCATGATTTGCCTCTGCTAACCAATCATATTTAGCAAACTGGCACATTTCTAATATGTGTAATCCAGATTCTCCGTCTGTATCTTTTGGTTTATCGTCATCAATTGTTGGCCATATTTCAACTTCACCCTCTTTAAGTTTATCTCTATCGTGTAAAGATTCCATGACGGCTACGCCACCACCCTGAGCATCCATAGCGATATGTATGCAAGGAAATAATTTCATTAGATCTCTTATTTTTCTAGCGCAATATGAATAAAAGTCTGTTTCAGTTGAATATCCTTTTTTGACTTTTTCTTTGTGTTCTGATCTAGTTGTTGTCCAGCAATGAACAATCCTTCTATGGGTTGGATGAACTTCCAGCACAACAATGCTGAAATTATCCACTTCAGAGGCTGGGTCAACGCCAAAGATGTATTTCTTATTTGGATCTCCCATCAGACATGCCTCAAAAATTATCTGAGAGCCGTCAGGATTGGAAATTGGGTTTTCTTCTCCAACAACACAAGATTCTATTAAAGACCTCTTAAAAAAGCCCTGAGAGTCTCTTGTGAAGCAAGCGCCGTATTCCATCTGGTATATTCCAGTGTGGACCGTTGCTTTGGATCTAGCAACTTGGTCTGCGTCCATAAAACCTTTTGGTAAAAGTTCGTATGGCATTCTAATAATTGAATATTGAGTCCAGTCAAAGTCTTCTGGTGGATCTTCTCCAAATATTTCTCTTAACTTGTTTGGATCGCCTTTGCTGTTTATGATAGACTTCCATTTCTTCCAGTAAGAAGCAAAGTGGTTGAAATCATAATACGCTGTGCCAGATAATGTTATCTGATTATCCAGCTTTTCTGGCGTTTTGTCTTCCTCTATATAGATTCCTAATTCTTTCGCTTTGTTTTTTGAAGCTAGACGTTTTACGTTTTCTATTGGGTCTGCACTGACAGCTGCGAAACCGGCAACTACGTTTTCAAAAATTTCTCTAGGTATAGAAGCAAATTCGTCAGCAATAATATCATTGGCTCTCTGACCTCTAATCTTTTGCCCGTCGCCAAGAGGCAGGCAAGTTACCGTGCTGTCGTTTATCCTAAGAGTACATCTGTCTGTATCTCTCCTTGGGCCACTATCTCCGTCGCATATATCTCTTAGCATTGGAGAATTTCGCCATATCGTTTCCATATATTCAAATAAAACTTTTGATTGACGAAATGCTGCACCAACAACGACAATTTTTCTTTTAGGTAATATTAATGCTCTTAACACGGCGTAAAGGGATAGCATGAAAGACTTGCCAAAACCTCGACTAGCAATTAACATTGGAAACTTTCTATTCCAAAGTTCATTAAGAAATAACGCTTGAGATGGTAGTAGTTGTATATTTAGAATATGGTTGGTTATAAAAGATAAATATTCTGGCCTAGTCATTAACCAAGCTAATCTTAAATGAAAATCATCCTCGTCAATTTTTAATATTGACATTGGATTGAAAAAATCAGCATTGATAGAATCAAGGCCAAGCCAAGCTTCATCGATTGTCTTTAATTTATTTTTTGCCATGAATCTATAACCTTGTCAGCAAATCCATAATAAACTGCATCTTCTGCGTTTATATACCAATCTCCAGATTTAAGCTTGGTATTCAAATAATTTTTAACTTTGGTCGTAGCGCCCTTTCCGTATTTTTCTAAGAAGTATGGACCATTAACACATTGAGATGCGTAAATATCAAGCATAATATCACATATGTATTTTTCATACTTAATCCAGTTCTGAACATTAAGATAATGACCACCTGCCGAACTACTTCCATAGTGAGACATAAAATACGTGTTAGGTGTTATTAATCTTGAGTCAGCAGCTTGGAATATAATACTACTCATTGATTCCGCTTGTCCGTAAGCGATAATTGTAATGTGGCACTTTGACATTGTGATTGCGTCATAAATTGCCATCCCGTCAGACCATTCTCCTCCAACGCTCTGCATATGTATTAATATTGGCTTATCTGATTTCAATTCTAATGCACGAAGATTTTTTAGAAAAGTATTTGACATCTTGTACTCTACTCCCGGATTTTCGTCATCTCCAGAAGTATAGTAATTGTGAAGAAATATTTCTCTAGTGTCTAGATTAGCACCGTAGTTATGCAAATCGTAAAGGAGATCCTTGTCATTGTTGTTCATCTTATGTCTTTCTCCCGATAGTATACATTTCGTTAAT